CAAGGTTCAGAAACCCCTGCTGTATTAGATTGGATAAAAGAAAGAGAAGCATGGGCAGCTAGACATTTTAGAGATGGCAGACAGTTCTCCGATGGCTCTTTACAACCTAACTTATCCAATGTTGAAGGTGTGATTAGTCAGCTTAAATGGGGAGTTATTGGTACTTTAGGCGAACAAGGCATGAAAGATGTGGTCTTAGAACTTACCAAAAAACTAGAGGGTAGAAAAGATGACCTTGAATTTAGTAATCAGTATTGGTGGATGCTCATTGACGAAAAAGATATGTCAGACAAAGAAGAAGAAAAACAAGTTTCTGCAAAAGTAAAAGAAGCTCTTAAAAATAAAGTAGATGAACACAACGAAAAGTATGGAAGCAATCCGACTAAAAGGGTAACACTAAGAACTCTTGAAGCTGTGTTCCGTAGGGGTGTGGGAGCTTTCAATCAGAATCCATCTTCGGTACGTCCTGCAGTAAGAAGACAAGGTGGTGCTGATCGTTGGGCATACGCCAGAACGAACAGCTACTTATTTGCCCTGCGAACAGGAAGGTTTCAAGGTGGCAAACATGATACTGATTTATTTCCAAAGGGACATCCACTATCTTCTAAATGAAACGCACTCTTAGAAAAGAGCTATACAGACCAAGAAGCCGAAGAATAAACACTAATGCTGAGTTGCGTAAAACAACTTTACTTAGAAATAATCTTTCAAGAACATTTAATAGAAAGCTAATTACAACCTTTAATAGTTTCGTTAGAGAGGAAACAGATGCTTTAGATAACAGTCAGAGCTTTGTGATTGAAAAGGCAGTACGAAATCTAAATGACAAACTCACGCCTTTATTTGAATCTGAATATAGAAAGGTATTTTCTATCGTTTATAGAAATAATGAAAAGAAATATGAACAAGATAAGAAACAAGATGGAACTGTATTTGGCAGAAATGTTTACTTAGACCCAGTTATCAAAAAGTTTTTAGAAGATAGAAGCAGAATTTTTTCAGGCATAACCATCCAAATGTCCAGAAAGCTAAGAGATATCATTGCTCAAGAATTTGAGTCAGGACAAACCTTGCCACAAATCACATCTGCAATCAGAAAAGAGTTTGGATTTTTCTCAAGAAGGAGAGCCAATTTAATAGCTAGAACAGAAACCCATACAGCACTTGGGTTTGCTAATCACGATTACCATAAAAACTTTCAAGCTGATACAGGCATTACCATGTTAAAAAGATGGAGAGCTACCAATGATGCTAGGACAAGAAGTTTTCATAGTGAAGCAAATGGTCAGACAGTACCGATGGATGAAAAGTTTACAGTTGGTGGTGCTGAGATGGATTATGTTGGAGACCCTGCAGGTGGTGCTAAGAATGTTATTAACTGTAGGTGTGTTGTTATTTATGTGGATGAACAAGATGTAGTAGATGGAGTTCCTGCAACAGAAGTGAAACCAGATAATCCTTTTGGTGATACAGATTCAGTTGAACTTACTTATCATAAAGATGCTCTTTGGGACAGGGGTGAAGATAATGTTTTAGGAGTTGTCAAAAGGAGTTCTCCTTTATCTGGAAGTGTAAACACAAAAAGCAGTACTTCTTTTTTTAGACCAAAAGATAGATCAATAACTATGAATTCAGATTATGGTCTTAGTAAAACAAATTCTGTATGGAGACATGAGTTTGGACATGCAATTGATACAGATGAAAAATTCATAAATTTTATTAACAATTTAGATGATGATGTTCGCAAGAATTTAGGTTTTACAAATGTTGATATTACAAATATGAATAAAACAAGGAATATATCAGCATTAATAACAAGAAAAATAGCTGCAGATTCTAAAAAACTTGACGTGATAAATAAGGCAAACAAACAAAAATTTGGCTTAGAGGTTTATAATGATAAAAGTGTAGGCATTGGGAGTGGAATGACAAATGCACGAAATTCATTTTTAAAGAAATTTGGTCTAAATAAAGAAAAAATTCTAACAGATGATACAGGTCAATTTCTTAATATTTCAGATTCAGGTAAATATGTAAAAATTACAAAAGCAGATTTTAAGAAAAAAATAAGAGCTTATCTAAAAGACACAAATGGATTTATAGATACAAAATTTCTTGATGATGTAATAAGTGCAGGTAATGGTGGAATAAATCCATTCACCGACAAAGACTGGGTTGATACATTAATAAGTAAGTTATCCTTTGAAGATGATATTTTGAGGATTGATTATTTTACAGATGATTTACTTGGTAAATTAGCATCTATTAAAAATAATGCAAATTTCAAAGATTCTTCATTTTATGAAGATATTTATAATTTATTCAAAGATACAGGAACTATGGTTTCAAGTAATGAGGAATGGCTTATGTTTAGTGACTTTGTTGGTTCAGTATCAAATAATATTGTTGGTAAAGGACATAGTGATTTTTATTACGGACAATTTTCTAAATTATTAGGTGGTATAACTAATGGAAACACAACAGAAGCAATAGCTAATTATACAACCCTTATGAGTAGTGGACACTCTGCATTTTATAGAAAACTGCTAGAAGAATTAATTCCAGAAACTATGAAAGCATTTGATGATTTGTTTGAACTTTTAAATCAAATTTAATACAAGGCATTTGCAGGAAAGTTAGACTCCAAAATTTCATTCATAACATCCGTATCAACTTTTGTATTTTGCTCAATTGACTGATTGAAATACGTTGTTAATTTTTTGACTAACTCTCTGTCTAAAGGATTAACTAATTCTAGTAGATATAAATTAGCTAAACTTGGTCTAGTATCTTGCAAGGCATTGCGATACTTAGTTGCAAGAGCATTTAGCTTCCTATCACCAAAATCATCTATCTGTGGAATTTTTATAGTCATAAATAAGATTTAAAATTTAAACATAAAAGATGTAAAGCTGTCTATTAAACATACCCTGATTTTTTCATTATATTATTAAGAATTTCATACCTCTCAGTGTTGTACTTTATGTTTTCACTTGGAATAGGATTGCCATAATTATCAGTTCCTAAAGTCCATTGAAAAACTTCATTACGTTCAACATCTACACAATCAGCTAAAATATCTATTTCCTTTTTTGTTAAATTTATTTTCATTTTAATTTCCTGCCTTTCGGCTTTTTTTCAATTACAAAGTCCATAATAATCATAATTATCAAGAAATCAACCCCTTTTGGGTTTTAAATAGGATTTATTTTAGTATCCCCACTAAATATTGTGTAATATTAGGGTTTGTATTACTATATATAGAAAATGCCTATACCAAAACCAAGAACGACAGAATCTAGGCAACAATTTTTAGATAGATGTATGGGAGATAAGACTATGGTTGATGAATATTCAGATTCAGGACAAAGATCAGCAGTCTGTAACAGTAGTTATAATTCATATAAAGAAGATTCTTTAGAAGGCAAAGAGGAAGTCAGAGAAGACGTTTTTACAACAGAGGAAGAAGCTCTAGCAAGAGCAGAGGAAATTGGATGCAGTGGGACTCATACCCACGATGATGATGGCAATTTAGTATTTATGCCATGTTCTAGTCATGCAGATTACACAAGATTAACAGGAAGAGAACTTAGTGGTTATGGTTATGGAATGGGCAAAAAACCTAAAAAGAAAAAACCAAAGAAAAAAGAAGAAGCTGAATTTATAGATTATAAAACTGAATTTAAAGGTAAGTATTTAGAAGAGGAAGAAGACAAAGACTATGGAGTGTTTGAAGGGTATGGGTCGGTCTTTGGCAATAAAGATTTAGGCAATGATGTTATAGAAGAGGGAGCTTTCATGCGAACTCTAAAAAGAAAAAAACCGAATCAAATCAAACTTTTATATCAACATAAAACAGATATGCCGATTGGGGTCTTTGATGAAATTAGAGAAGACAGTAAAGGTTTATATGTAAAAGGCAGACTTGCCCTGCAAACACAAGCAGGTAAAGAAGCGTATGAACTTATGAAAATGGGTGCATTAGATGGTCTTAGTATTGGCTTTAGGGTAAATCCCAAAGAAGTTGAATACGATAGACGTGCCAATAAAAGAATAATCAAAGAAGCAGAATTAATGGAAGTATCACTTGTTACTTTTCCGATGAATCCTAAAGCTACGATTCAATCAGTAAAAGGCGAAGATATTTCAATTAGAGAATGGGAGAATGGACTGCGAGATGCTTTCAATCTATCACGTTCTGAAGCAAAAGTGGCAGCAGGTGCTGTACACAAGTCGTTTGATCAGCGAGATGCTGATAATACAACACAACTCTTAGACGAGATAAAAAACTTAACTGAAACCTTAAAAATTCTTAATAATTAGGAGGACATTATGTCAGAAGATATTAAGAACAGCATAAACGATCTTGGAAGTGCTTTTGAAGAATTTAAAAAAGTAAATGATGAGAGACTTGAAGCTGTAGAAAAAGGCGATGGAACAGCGTATTTAGACGAGAAGTTAGAAAAGATTGAAGCCAAACTTGATTCTTATGAAGACTTAAATCAAAAAATGACTGTTGCAGAGCAAAATGCAACTGATGTTAAGGGACAACTTGATAAGCTAGAAACAGTTCTGAAAAGACCTAACTCTGGTTTTGATACAAAATCCATTGACGAAAGTTTACAAACTTTTGATGCGTATTGCAGAAAAGGTTTTGATGCTTTAACAGATGCAGAGAAGAAAGCACTTACAGTAAGTAATGATTCAACAGGTGGTTATTTAGCACCACCAGAATATGTGAGAGAACTGTTAAAAACAGTAACAGAGATTTCACCTATTAGAAGTATTGCTAGAGTAAGAAGCACAGGTGCAAGAAGTATCCAAGTTCCAAAAAGAACAGGTACATTCTCTGCAGAATGGGTTGCTGAAAGTGGAACAAGATCAGAGACTACTGGATATCAAGTAGGTCTTGAAGAAATCCCTGCACATGAGCATTACGCTTTAGTGGACATTTCTGAACAAGACTTAGAAGATTCAGTCTTTGACTTAGAAGCAGAAATGCAATCTGAATTTAGTACACAATTTGCAAAAGCTGAAGGTGCTGCATTTGTGAGTGGTAACGCTGTTGGTAAACCAGAAGGATTTATGACTAATAGCAGTGTATCTTCTGTTAATTCAGGAAATGGCACAGCTTTATTAGCAGATGGTCTTTTATCATTGGTTCATTCAATTAAATCTGAATATGCATCTAATGCTACTTTTGTTCTAAACAGAAACACATTAGCTGATATTAGAAAATTGAAAGATACAGCAGGACAATATGTATTCCAAGCAGGGATGAACCTTATTTCTGGTGTTCCTAACACCATTCTTGGTTATCCTTATGTGGAAGCTACAGATATGCCAAATGTAGGTGCAAATGCATTCCCTATAGCATTTGGAGACTTCAACAGAGGTTATCTGATTGTAGATAGAGTTGCACTTGCAGTTCTAAGAGACCCATTCACACAAGCTACTACTGGTAATGTAAGATACATTGCTAGAAGAAGAGTTGGTGGACAGGTCGTTCAAGCAGAAGCAATAGTTAAACAAAAAGTATCAGCGTAAGCGAGGGGTAAATTATGAAAGATTTAGCAAATAATATAAGTATTGCACAATCAATCGCACCTGTTGTTGGTACAAGTGATACTAATGGCACTGGTGTAGATTTGCAGTTTTTTGAATCTGCAACAGCAGTTGTTGATACTGGTGTAGAAGGAGATACTCTTTCATCATCAGTAAAAATTGACTTTAAACTAGAAGATTCAGATGATGACTCAACTTATACAGCAGTTACAAGTGCATTGCATGTGACCGATGGTTCTGTTGATTCTAATGGAATTTTCTTAACTTTAGATGCAAATGCAGAAACTCCACAAGTAACCTCAATTGGTTATGTTGGTGGAAAAAGATATCTTAGAGTAGTAGCCGATTTTACAGGTTCACACTCTAATGGTACTCCGTTAGCTGCAAGTATTATCAAAGGAAGTCCAAGACACAACACTGATGCAGATAGTTTATCAACTGCATAATTGATGAATACTAGGGGAGGATAAAACCTCCCCACTTTAAAGAGGATTTAAAATGGCAAAAAAATATAAAATCATAGTTCCAAAACCATGTGCAATTGATGAAGATGGATTGCATGTAGAGTTAATGCAAGCAGATTCAATAGTAGATGCAGATAACGATGTAATGAAAGCAAATATGGAAACTTTTGTACAAAATGGTTGGGCAATGGAAGTTAAAGTAGATGCACCAGAGGAAACTGCAGACTTAGAAGCAGAAGCGAAGCCAAAAAGAGCAAGAAACAAAAAAGGTCAATTAAAAGGTGATGACCCATCAACCCCAGATATTAATGAAGCATGGGAAGGTGGCAAAGCACCAAAGAAGACAACAAAGAAAAAAACAACAGCTAAAAAGACTACTAAAAAGAAAAGTAGCTAATGGCTAGACCAAACACAATTAGCACCATTGAAGCATTTGAAAAAGAGTGTGCAATACGCTTTGAAAATATAGACAAACGCTTTGATAGTGGTTCTAAAAGATTTGATAAATTAGAGTATTTAATTTACGGACAATATGGTTTAATAGTTACTGCTATGATCGGATTGTTCATAGATAAACTTTTTAATTAACAGGAGAAAGATATGTCAGACGACAATACACAAAATTCACAAGTAAACTTTGAGTCTTTATATTTACAAGCACAGCAAGAGATTGCTAACTTACAACACCAAATTAGATTATTAGCATTACAAATTAATGAAATGCAATCTGATAATAGTGTAGCTGTAGATACAAAGGCAGATAAGAAAAAATCTAATTAGAGGGTAATATGGCAGGTCTTGTTGTCCATACTGAACCTGCTTCAGAACCTTTATCACAATCAGAAACTAAATCTTATTTAAGAGTCACTGATAGTGGTGATGATGCGTTAATTACATCATTAATTGTTACTGCAAGAAAAATTGCAGAAGAACACATGAGCAGAGCCATTATCACGCAAACTATGAGACTGTTTATAGACTCCATAGATGTTTATAGAGAACCTTTATTTGATGGGATTAGAACAGGAGCAGACTTAAATTATCATAAAAATTTTATTGATTTACCTTTTCCAGAGGTCACTGCAATTAGTCATGTAAAATCTTATGATGATAGTGATACAGCTACCACTTTTGCTAGTTCCAAATATTATCTAGATAATGCAAGACAACCTGCCAGATTAGTTCTTAGAACAGGTGAAACATTCCCAACTTCTTTAAGAGTAGCAAATGCAATAGAAGTGCAATATGTAACAGGTTACGCTGATGCTAGTTCTGTTCCTGCACCTATAAAGATTGCTCTACTACAGATAGTGGCTTTTCTTTATGAGCAAAGAGGTGATGGTATTGATTATCTACAACAACGAGAAGGTATTCCAAATACTGTAAGAACGCTTCTAGCACCTTATGTAGTTTATTCTGGTCTAGGCAGTTCTAAGATCATGCAACTAGGATAATGGCAGGTCTTGGCAAGTTTAGACACTTCATAACTCTTCAAGGACAAGGAACATCCAGAGATGCAGGTGGTGGGATTAGTTCAGGATTCAGCACCATCGCTTCCGTATACGCTAATGTAGTGCCTAAAAGTGGTAAAGAGGTATACAAACAAGGGAAGTTGATTGGGAGTGTCACACACGAGATTACAATACGTTATAGAACCGATATAACTAACGCATCACGGATTAGTTTTAACAACAAACTTTTTAACATAAGATCAATCATAGACATTGACCAAAGAAACCGATATTTAAAATTGATGTGTGAAGAAGGGGTGGCTACATGACAATAAAGAACATGAAGTCCTTCCAAAAGCAATTAGATAAATATTTAAACCAAAATCCATCCAAAAACGCAAAAAAAGCTGTTGGTCGTGGGGTCATGCTTGTAAAAGGAACAGCACAAGAAAGTATTACAGCAGGTGGTAAAAGTGGTATTGAATATCAAAAATATAATCCTAGAAGAATACATAGAGCTTCTAAAGAAGGTGAAGCACCTGCAAGTGATACAGGTTTTCTTGTGGCTAATATATCTATGAATGTTAAAACAGAAACCGATGGTTCTGTAGTTGGTCAAATTATTTCTTCTGCACCATATTCAAAATTTTTAGAGTTTGGAACAGTTGAAATACAACCTAGACCATTTATGCAACCTGCATTAGAAAAAAACAAAAAAAAGATTATAAATATATTTAAACAAGAAGGTGTAATTAAATGAGCATTGGTCAATTTGCATTACAATCCACAATTTTTAGTACACTCAACAATGACAATACACTTACAAATACACTTGGAGCAGGTGTGTTTGATGAGGTGTTAGAGAATGCAACATATCCATTTGTTTCAATTGGGGAAGAAACAGCAGTTGATTACAGCACAAAAGACCTTGATGGTGGTGAATTTACAATCAATATACACGTTTGGTCACAATACAAGGGAGCAAAGCAAACAAAGGAAATTATGGACAGAGTTCACGATTTATTGCATGATAGTAGTTTAAGTGTCAGTGGATTTAATCTTATAAATTTAAGATTTGAGTTTTCTGATATACTAAGAGACCCAGATGGTGTAACTAGACATGGAGTCATGCGATTCCGAGCAATAATATTAGGAAGCTAATATATTTTTTAGGAGATAAAAATGGCAGCACAAAAAGGTAAAGATGTCTTGATGAAGATAAACACCTCTGGTTCAACATTTGTAACTATTGGTGGTCTTAGATCAACTTCAATCACACTCAATGATGAAGCAGTAGATATTACTAATAAAGACAGTGCAGGAACACGAACTTTATTAGCAGGTGCAGGAGTTAATAGTATTTCTATTAGTGGTTCAGGAGTCTTTACAGATTCTACAGCAGAAGCACTTGTAAGAACTACATTTTCTGCACAACAAAATACATCTGATGGCTCATCTGCACAAACACCTGCTTTTAAAAACTTTCAATTTTTAATTCCAGATTTAGGAACATATACTGGTGCTTTTATGATTGCAAGTATGGAGTTTGCAGGAGAGTTTAATGGTGAAGCAACCTACTCATTCTCATTTGAATCTGCAGGTTACATAACATTTGCAGCAGTGTAAAATGCCTGAAGTAAAAATTAAAGTTGGTAAAGAAAACCTTGATGGTCTTCTTATTGGTGATGAACTTATATTAAGTAATGATCTTGAAGTAGGCGATTCTATTAATATAGATGGGAAGGATGTCAAGGTTTTAGAAACTGTAGTTGACACAAGAGATAATGTTTTAAAAGTAAAACTTGCAAAGGCAAGTAAATCTAAGGAGAAAAAGTCAGATGACAGTAAACAAGTTAAAGGGTGAACACAAACTCACACTAGCAGGTAAAGAATACAAAGCTAGACTCAATATAGATGCAATTATGCGTATTGAGGATGCTACAAGTAGAAGCATTATAAAACTTGCACAAGATATGAGCATGAATGAAGGGATTACTGTCTCACAGGTTCTTGTTGTTTTATACAACGGACTAAGAGGTGGAGGTAATGATGTATCAGAACTTGATGTAAAAAATATGATCGGTGAATCCTATTTAGAATCAATAACTGC